GGCTTCGAGGGGGTCGCCCCAAGAACGGGTGAGGGCTCGCGCGCCCTGCGTGGCCTCTGTGGCCCCTGTGGGCCTCTCTGACGCTTGCCGTTGACGTGCTGGGCTCCACGCCTGCCGTTGCACTGTTTGCACGCTCCTACGAGGTTGGAGCGGTCTAGTGGGTCGATGCCTCGGTCGACTTCGATGAGGTGGTCGGCTTCGGTGCTTGGCCGGCGTTTGCACCACACACAGGTGGGGTAGTCCTCAAGCACTTTGAGGCGTAGTTCTTTCCAGGCTTTGGTGTTGCGGTAGCTACCTGTCTGTGCCATCGATGCCGTCACCTCCGCATCGTGGGCAGTCCATGACGTTGTAGGGCTTGATGGGTCCAACGATGCGGCCTGCTCCGCCGCACTTTGTGCACAGCCGACGTCGAGGCTCTTGGGTCATGTCTGGTGTTTTATGTGTAAGTACTTCTTCATAGGTACTTCTATTAGGGCCTGGGAAACCGACGCCTGGAAACCCGTCTTCGGTGGGCTGGTTGTCCACATCTGTGTGCACAGGTTGTTCGTAGACGACTGAGTGTGTGGTCCATCGGCCGAAGGCGTCTTGGTGTTTGTGTCGGATGATGTGGCCGGCGTCTTCGAGTTCTTTCAGTGCGGCGCGTACGGCGTCTCGTCCTTCGCTGCCGTGCATGGCGATCCATTCGGCGTTGACACGCCAGTCGTCGGGCATGGACAGCAGTAGGCAGAGGATGCCCCTGGCACGGTGGGACAGGCGTGGGTTGCGTATGACGGCCTGGTCGATGACGGCCCACCGGTTGCGGCCTGGTTCACGAACGATCACGGAGCCGCTCCAGTTCGTTCTGTAACCGAAGGCTGTATTCGTTCTGTTCATGGAGGCGTCGACGTAGGGATTCGATCTCTGCGGCGGCTTCCCAGCACACGTCAGTTTCGTATGCGGTATCACGCAGTCGGGTCACGATGTCGTCAGCCATGCCGGTCACCCATGAGGCGTAGACGGATTCGTGCTCGATCTTTGGGTCGCCAAACGGCGGTTTCGTTGCCTGCGGTGTGGAGGACGTCGAGCCATTCCTGTTGGCGTGTGCTGACACGGCCTTGGTTGGTCTTGAGTTCGACGAACAAGGTGCCGAACGACGGGTGAACGAGCATGAGGTCAGGAAACCCTGTGTCGCCCATTTGGTGGGTGGCCCATCGGCCTCGGGCGTTCATCGCAGGTAGGGCGTGGTACACCAGCCATCCGTAGCCCTTGGCAAGGGCGACGATCTCTGACAACCAGACACGTTCGGGCATGATCTCGTCGAAACGCATCAGTCCTGCCTTCTAGAGTTGTCGAAGTCAGGGTAGGTGTAGGTGCCTGTGGTGTGTTCCCAATGGGCCGGGCCCACGTACCACCAACACTCCTCGTCGGGCATCCACTCTTCGACGGTGCAGCTGTAGTAGTCGGTGAGAGGTGTGAGAGTGATGCGGAAGCGGCGACCCCGGGCGTACACCTCGACACGCTGTGTGATGACGGTTCTAGGCACGGTCGGCCTCCTCAATCCAGGCTCCGGCCTCCGCCATCGTCATCGTGTCCACTTCAGGCATAGGTATGCCTCGCTTCTTGCTGATCACGTAGATGGCACGTTTCTGTTTCTCTGTGGCGCCGTTGTCGGGGTTCCATTTGCCCGCACCTGTGGTACCGGTCGACGGTGTTTCGTCGATCCTGGGCGATTCTGTGGGGCGGTTTTTCACCTCGTTCGCGCTCGCAATGCTTTTGGAGATGCCGAAACCCATGTAGCCCAACGCACGGCCTAGAGCGGAGGTCATGCCGACCATAAGTTCGGAATCACGTGTGTATGGGGTGCGGCCCGGTAGCGGTTCCCAGGCGGCGGCAACCATCGGCATGGGGTCGTCCGGTGTGCGGTGCACGGCGACACGGCACACCAAGAACTGGCGGTCGGCCAGGTTGGTGATGGTCGCGTGTTCCTCGACGACGCGCAGCTCCGGGAACTGGTCGAGGGCCATCCGAAGGCGGTCTTTGACTTCGATGTAGTCGCCCAGGTCCATCAGAGCATCATTCCTTCGGCTCGCATGCGATCGATCTTGCGTTGCACGGCCTTGCTGGTGCGGTTCAAGCGCAGACCGATCCAGTCGACGTCAAAACCGAGCAACAGCGCCGAACGCAACGCTTGTTCTTCGTCGTATGACCACGGTGATCGTTGACGTGGGAAGTCTTCTCGGGACGGCAATTCACGCTTTGCCATATTTGTTTCGGCGATTGCTTCTGCGCGCAAATCATCCATAACGGCAACGACGGAACTTGTGCCGAAGTCAAGCGTGAGCACCTGGGCTTGCATGTGGGCTTCGTCGGACAGCTCGAGGAACGTCTGCAAGTTGTCGGTGAACGCCGAAAGGTGTTTCAAGGCTTCTTGTAGGTAATGCCGCTGATACGGCCAGTTGTACGAAGGGTGATCGGTTCGGGGCATGTCGGGGCCTTTCGTTGGTCGGTGAGTCGGACACGTTCACGTTGTGATGTGCCACCCCAAATGCCGTGCAAGTCGTGCACGGGCCATTGCAGCGCCCATTGCAGGCACTGTGTGCGGACGAGGCATTCCGCACAGATAGCGAGGGCTTGGCGGTAGGTGCGGTCGGTTGGTTTGCCTTCGAACCACCATTCGATGGGTTGACCGTGGCAAGCGGCTTGGGCTTTCCAGGCGGTGCCGATCCGGTCTTCCACCTCGACCGCTACTTCTTTGCGGCGGTTGACGTTCGACGGGGCGGTGCGTTTGACGTATCGGCATTCGTCGCAACGGCAGCCACGTTTGTAACCAGACCAGCCATGTTTCAGCAGTTCTTGCGCCACGGCTGCCAGCCACACATGCCACGTGATTCGTGCCATTCGAACAAGATGCGACCGAACCATAAGTTGGCGTCCGGGTCGACCATGTCGTGGTGGTTGAACCCTCGTTTGGCGAGTTCGGGGCGGTGCACCTGGTTGATTTGCAACAGGCCGACGTCGACAGCTGCGCCACGTTTGTTGTAGCGGATGGCGTCTGGTTGGCAGCGGGATTCACGCCACATGACGCCGAGCAGTGTTGGGATGTCTTGGTGGGCCCATCCGGCGTCAAGGGCTTCATCGACCCATTCGTTGCACGGCATAGTGGAGTAGTCGGGTTCGGCTGGTGGCATGCAGGTTGCCAGCAGTGCGAACGGGGTGAGAGCGGCGGCAAACAGTTTCATCGCCAGTTCCGCCGTGGTCGTGCTTCGATGGTGGGGCCGAGCAGTTTCTCGACAGGCACGCACAGGGCGGCGGCGAGACGCTCGACGGTGACCAGGTTGGGAAGTTGCCGGCCGTTTTCGAGGCGGCTGATGGTGGCCGGAGTGAGACCGGCCCGCCAGGCCAACTCCAACTGTGACAGTTGGGCTTTCTGGCGGAGGGAACACAAGGCGATCACGTCGAAGTCAACGCGAGGGCCGCGTTCACGGCTAGTCGGATACATGCTGTCTCCATCGGTTTTCGGTCGGGGCTATCGAGTCATGTGCTCGACAGTCACAGCGAACCCAAAAACCGTTCTGACAGAACGGATCACATGGGGCGCATGCCGTCGGGCGCATGTCCTCAACTACATAGTGACCTACGGCCCTAGCAGGTGTCAAGCATTTTCTTGACTCGACCGAATGCCACCGGTAGAGCATGCCGCCGACTTGCGGGATGTGGATGTTTAGTTCCCGAAGATGGTGGCGAACGCTTGGTCGTAGTAGGCGGGGTTGTTGGCCTGTCGTGGGCTGATCTCAAGGTGGAACCAGTCGCCGCCAGGTGCGCCGGCCACAGTCTTCGACGTGTAGGTCTGCCACGCTTGCCGGTCGCATCGCCAGCCTCGGCCGTGGGGCTTTGGGTGGTAGTCGATGACAAGCTCGAGGAGCAGCAGCTCTTGGTGCTCGACGAGAAAGTCGATGAAGGTGGCGGCCTGGTCGTAGTTGCCGAACCCGCGTGCTGGGCGTGTTTTGGTGGGTTTCATGGCACGCCATGACAGGTCGACTGCGCGTCCGGTGCCGTGCACCGACGGTGCTCGTTTGCCTCGCATGGGGCGTGGGGCGTAGGTGCCGTTGTTCCACAGACCGTTGCCGGTAAGAAACGTGCAGTAGTCGACGAGCCGCAGCAGGCCGGGGGTGGCGTGGCCGGGGTCGCGATCGAAACCGGTGTAGCGCCTCATTAATCTTCCTTGCGTCCGATGATGGGTTGCACGGGTTGGCGTGTGGCCGCCGCGATGCCGTTGCCGATGGCGTAACCAACGATGGCACCCAACATGCCGGTCGCAGCTTCCGTGGCGATCTTCTCAAGGGCCATGAGGACGGTGATGCAGATCATGGCGACCATCGCGATCATCGCCTTGGACGGGTTCGCAAGGGTCATTCTGCGGTCTCCCAGGTTTCTGTTTCTTCGTTCCAGTCGTAGTGTTGGCCGTCGGTCGGGTATGGGACGGGTGCGTCCCACAGACAGGTGGTTTCGTTTAGCACCCATGATGGGTAGGGCTTGGGTGGAATGAACGCGTCTCGAGCTGCGTCGTAGGTGTAGCCGATGCCTGCGTAGTTGTAGCGATAGTTGCCGTTGTATGAGGTTCGGCGACATGTCAGGCCGGGACGCTGCGTGGCGTAGAACTGTTCCCAACCGTCGGTGCCGGTGATGCCGTTGACGGTTTCGGTTTCATCGATGCCGGTGATTACTTCGACCACCAGGTTGTCGTCGTTGATGAATGCGTAATGCGCCATCAGAACGTCACCGTCCCTGTGCCGGATTTGAACATGTACACCTTGTAGCCGGTCGGGGTGAATGACGGCGTCTTTGCGGTGTCGTCGCCGTTGACGTTGCCGCCCGAGCCATCGTCGATCACCAGGCCGGTGCCGATGATGAGATCAGCGAACCCGTCGGGGTAACTGACAATGACGACACCTGAACCGCCGGCAGCTCCAGCAGCGATCGTGGTCGTGAATGTGTCAGCGCCCCCACCACCACCGCCACCAGTGTTGACGGAACCGGCTACTGACAGATTGAAACTGCCAGCGCTTGCAGATGAGCCGCCAGCACCACCACCACCAACGCCACCTGCGCCACCAGCGAGGGTTGAACCGCGATCGCCTGCCCCGCCACCACCACCTCTAGTAATGGTCGATCCTGTGATTGCTGACGCGACACCCGCACCGCCAGCGCCACCAGCTGTAGCAGTGCCGTTGTTACCAACGGCTGCTGCACCGCCGCCGCCGCCGCCGCCGCCGTCAGCGCCGCCACCTTGCCCTACACCGCCCGCAAAACCTTGGCCTGTCGTTCCCGATCCTGGGCTGGTGGTCAACGGAAGAGGATTGCCGCCACCAGAACCGCCTGTGACGCCGTTGGTGGAGGTGCCCGAGCCGTCGCCACCACCGCCACCACCAGTCGATGTGATGGTGCCAAAAACGCTGTTGCTGCCGTTGCCGCCGGTTTGAGCTGTTGAAATGCCTGCTGCGCCGCCGCCTCCAACCGTGACAGTAAACGTTTCACCGGCAACGGCGGTTAGTTTGCTTTCAAGTGCTGCGCCTCCACCGCTGTTGTTGCCAACCGACGCGCGATAGCCGCCTGCGCCACCACCGCCGCCGGTTGCGTAGCCGCCGCCGCCACCACCAGCCACCACGATCCAGCCGATGTCGCTGATCGGTGGGATCGTCAGGCCGTTCGGACCGACACCCCACACACCTGACGCGCCGACAGGCTGGGCACCTATCAAACCGCCGGTAAAGATGTTCGCCGACATCAGCTGATCTCCAAAACGCTTACGGTGATTTCAGCGTCGTTGTTGGTTTGGCCTGTGCAGGCGATCGTGTCACCGGCCTCGAGCACCAACTTGCCGGCGATCGGTGCCAGCGATGCTTTTCCTGGAATGACTACATCTTCAACCAAGCGTGTGATGGCGTCGGCGTTGCTGTCGTCAGTCCACCACACCGACACTTCTTCGGCGCTGGCTGACACGTTGGCAACCTGGCAGCCGATGACGATCGCGATAGTTGCGCTGGGGCAGGTGTATGCGGTGGTGGTGGTCGTTTGGATCAGTGCTCGACTGTTTTTGAACGTGTTGGCCATCGGGTTGCTCCTATGAGAGGGCGAGAATCAAGGCGATCGGATCGGTGACAATTTCCACCCAGGCGGTGCCGTCGTAGTACCACATGGTGTTGGTGCCGCTCAGGTAGGTCACCATCCCTTCCGACGGTGCTGTGATCGCTGTCGACCTGGCCGACGCGTCGGCGAACACCATGACGGTTTGCTGCATCAGATACGTGTTGACGTTGGTGGCGGTGAGTACTTCGCCGACTGCGAATGTTTTGAAACCTGCTCCAGCCATAACAATCCCTTCTAGAACGCCAACACGTTCTCGTCGAGTCGGCCTAGGACCACATCATCCAACACCAAATAGTTCGACGTGTCTCGAGGTGTCAGACCGAACGACAAACGCCAACCGGACCCGTACGTGTAGTTGTGTTCGATCGACTCGATCGACGATTCCAACACGATTTGCGCCACGTTCGGTGGTGTGAACTCGACTGTGACGCTGTCGGCCAAGTCGAGTTGCACCAGCTGTGACACAGCGAGTTGTGACTTCGGGTCGAGGAACGTGGTGATGTCGGTTACACGCGGCGATGTGGACGAGTAGCGCACGAGGGCGTAGTCGAGCATGTCGGTTACTTCGCCGTCCGATGCGAACATGACTTCGCCGAGGTCGAGGAAGCGGATGCCGTAGGTGCCTTGGTTGGTGGTGTTGTCGCGCACCACATCGGCAGCGTTTGGGCGGCTGGCGGCGAGACGGTTGTACAACTCGGTTTGGGTGACGCCACGTGTGATGGCTTCGTAGTTGGTGCCGCTGCCGGTATCGGTGAACGTCAACGTCGATGGGTTAAGTAGTTCGTAACGGTCCCTGAACTGGAGTGTGCCGCCACGGTCGACGTACAGAGCGCCTTGTTCGGTGGTGGCGACCTGGAACAGGTAGGACAGTGTGTTGCCTGATGCGGTGCCGGCGGCGCAGGTCGAGTAGCCGGTGTCCAGGTCTGTGGCGTACTGGTAGTCCACCTCTGGTAACGCGAGGATGGTGCCGACGCGTGATCCGGTGGTTTCAGCTGACACAGCGGTGTTTGGTATTTGTGTTTGTGCGAGTTCGCCTAGCCCGTCGATGCAACTGATGGTGGCGGAGGCTTGGCCGGACAGGTCGTAACTCAGCGCCAGGTCGGTGATAAACCCGACGTAGATGACTCGTTCGTAGAGCAGGTTGTTCTTGTTGGAAGTAATGCGGATGCGTCGACCGGTGAGGATTTCGCCGTAGTAGGTGCCGGTGGTGTTGTCGGGGTCAAGTTCGCCGTCGAGGTTGCGGGCGACGATAGTGGCGGTGCCTGCCCGGAACGGTTGTGTGTAGTCGTCACGCCCACGACGAACGGACATTGAGATGCAACGGGTGGTGATGTCGACGAATACGTCTTTGCCGCCGAACTCGGCTTCGATCGTCACCGGTTGCGCCATGTCATGCCACCTTGATCGGTGCCGGGCCCTGCTGGCGGTTGTAGGTGCGGATCGCCTCGACGACGGCCTGGGGGTCGGCTGAGGTGACGGTGATGTTGATTTCGCCGCCGCCACGCATCTCGCGCCAACGGTCCAGCGGAATGATGGCCTCTGGTCCGGCTTCGCCGACCAGACCGAGAGTGGGGGCTGTGACGATGCCACCCTCGGCAAACGGGTAGTACTTAGAGGCTGCATTGCCGATGGCGCCTCCAACTTTGCCGATAGCACCAGCGACGGTTTTGCCTCCGGGAATCGCGTTAATAATCGAAGACCCGATTTCACCGGCGACGGATTTGATGCCTTCGACGATCTTCATCACGATTTCTTTGCCGAACTCGACGAGCTGCGACAGAAGCGCTTTCAGGCCGTCGCCGATGCCGGTGATGATGCCTTTACCGAGGTTGACAGCGAACCTGATGATCGCCGGCACGCCTTCGGTGGTGAACCACACACCGATCTTGATCAGCAACGCACCCAGTCCCTTGATGACTTCGGGTGTGATATCGATAATCCATTGCACTAGGGCGTTGGCAAGTTTGAGCAGCTGTTCACTGATCTTGGGTAGGGCGTCGGTAAGTATCCAGTTCAGAATCTGGATGAGCAGTTCGCCGAGCGCCGCTAGGGCCGGCCCGATGCGTGGTTTGATCCAGGCGACCAGTGCGTCACCGAGTTTGATGAGGGTGTCGACGAGTTTGGGTAGGCCTTCGTCGATGAACCAGTTGGCGGCTTTGCCGATGAAGTCGCCTAACGCGCGCAGCATTGGTTTGATCCGTGGACCGATCCAGTCGACTAGCGCTTTGCCGGCTTTCTCGAGAACGTCGATGAGGGTGGGTATGCCGGTGTTCCAGATCCAGTGGGCAGCGTCCTGGAGGAAGCCGATGATGGCGTCACGGATCAGCGGCGCGTACTTTTTGATGTTCGCCCAGAGCAGTTCGATGACGCCTGACAGGCCGCCTTGGCTGAATGCGTCGGCCAACGCTTGAACGGCCGGCATGATCTTGTCGTTGAAGAACCCGGCAAGTTCCAGGGCGATTGGCAGCAGTTTCTCGCCGATCTGCGTGACTACGTTGGCGAGTTCGGCTTTGAGAATGCGTTGCTGGTTGGCGAGCCCTTCGGAGGTGCGTGCGAAGTCGCCTTGGGCGGTGGCGGTTTGGTCGTAGATGACTTGTTCGGCGGCGAGAATCTTCTGGCGTGCGTCGAGTGCGCCGTTGCCGTCGTAAATGCCGAGTTCCAACGCTTTGTTTTTTAGTGTGGCGTCGTCGAGGAGCACACCGAATCGGCGTAATGGTTCGGCTTCGCCACGTAACGCTGCGCCGATCGCGTCGATCGCTTCTTGTGGTGTTGAGTTGTTGAAGGACGCCAGGTCGGATGCCAGGCCGACGAAGTCGGTGGAGAAGCCGAACAGGTCGTCGCCTGCAAGGCCGGCAGCTTTGCCGAAGATGGCGAACGAGTTGGCGGCCTGGATGGCTTGTGTACGTGATTGACCAAATTGGCGTGCAGCTGTTTTGGCGAATGCGTCAACTTCGTCGGCGGCATCTCCGAACAACTGACCTGACTTTGACAGTTCTTCGCCAAGGTCTGACGCAGCGTCAATGGCTTTGCCTGCCCCGAGTCCGGCGGCAGCGGCCAAACCGCCGGCACCGATTGCTACTTTCTTTGTGAGGTCGAGCAGACCGCCGAACGCTTTGGACGCTTTGCGGTTGAACGAATCGAACCGTGATTCGGCGTCTCTAAGACCGCGATCCTTGAACTCGGTTATCAGTGGGATCGTGATAGCCACGGCGTCACCTCAGTTGCTTTGACAAAGTTTCGCCGACTTCTTCGACCAGGGCCAGCAGCTCGTCACGTACACGGCCTTCGTTCTTTTCGGCTGCCGGCCACATCACTCGACTTGGGCTACCCCAACCAGCCAAACGGAGCCCGCGGTCCAGCTGGTTGCCTGGTGTGCCTTTGCCGGCCATGTCCATGATGGCTGCCGCCCTGTTGCGTTGCTGGACACTGAACACGGCACGTTTCTTGGCCGATGTGTTCACCTTGAACTGGACGCCGGAACGCATCCGTGCGGCGGTGACAGGTGTGATCGGTTTGGCACCTCGAGGTGCCCACACGCGTCCGAAACCCGACAACGGCAGGCGGCTGTACCGGCCTTTGGCGTCAGCGGTGATTGGTTCGGCGATCTTGCGTGCGTCTTTGTTGAACTGTTTACGCAGCTCTGGGTCGAGACGGCCGAGCAAACGAATCGTTTCTTTGACGCCTTCGACGCGCACCGTGAGGTCAGCGACCACGCTTGCCTCCGTTCAATACGTCGATGACGGTTGCCAAGTCCTGGACGTCGAACTCGACGTGGGGCGGCCACCAACCGACCGCCGCCAGCACCTCGGCTAAAGCTCGGCGGTAGGTGCCGGATCGGTAGGGGTTGGCGTTTCGACCTCGCCCGGAGTGATTGACTTGGCACGCTTCACGAAGTCGTCGAACACCGCCGGGACGGTGATGCCGTTGGTCTTGCACGCTTCGTACGCCATGTAGGCGATGTCTTCCATGCCGGTGCCGTTCGCCAGGTCTGAGGCTTTGCGTTTGAAACGGCGTTCCCATTGGACGATCACCCACAGGTTGGTGGTGACGGTGAACGGGCCTTCGCCGAGGTCCACCTCGATGTTGAGTTGCATGGTCGGGGCCTTTCAGTTGTCAGACAGTGATGTCGCGTACGAACGTGCCGCCGGTCAGGGTGACCTCGACGGTGGACAGTTCGCCGACGCCGCCGTTGATCGGGGTGTAACTGGCGAGCATCATGTCGGTGAAGTCGAAGTGGGGGTTGTCGGCGGCTTCGGTGCCGGTCTTCGGTTGGATTGACAGCGTGGTGTCGCCCTCGCCGAGTTCGGCGAACAGGGTGGCCTCCACTTCGGACGCGCCGTAGGACAGGAACAGGGTGAGGGTGACCTCGACGGCCTGGAGGCCCTTGGTGTAGGTGCGACCGGACGAACCGAACGCCGTCTTCTCGAGGGAGTCGTAACCGATGGTGACGGTCGCCGAGGTGCACTGGTCGGACAGGTCAACCGAGTTGATGCTGACGATGGGGTTGGTGAGGTGAACGGTGGTAGCCATGTTGCCCTCCTAGGCGGCTTGATAAACGGATGCGAGTCGGATGGTCAGGTCGTAGCAGGGCAGTTCCTGGGTGCCGATGATCGCCACCGACGGCGCACCAGCAGTGACGGCCAAAGCGCTGTTCATGATCGTCCAGGCGGTCTTCAGCAGGTAGTCGGCTACGTCCTGATTGCCTGGAGGTGCGCCAAGCACACGGAGCCGCATGGTGACGTCTGCGACGTGCCGACTGAACGTGTCCCACGTCGGAAGCTCAAGGAACACCGTGAGCGGCCGTGCGTTGCGTGGATCGGTGACGGGCACCAAGCCGAGCCCGGTGATGATCGTCGACACAGCGGTGATGCTGTCCCGGAAGATGCCGTTTACGGTCGTTGCCATCAGGCGACCTGTGGCCGGCCGACGCCGAGCAGCTGGAGGATGCGCCCCATCGTCAACGACGGCTGTGGCATGGACATGGCGTCGAACGACTGAAACGAATCCACCGAGCCACGTTCCCGATACAACGCTGCGGCGTACAGGACGGTCCCCATCTTCGCTGCGCCGTTGGGCACGGTGACCGGGTTGTCGTCGTAGCCGGCTTCATGGCGGCGACGGAATGCGAACGAGTTGGCGGCCAGCACGCATTCGGCGAGGAACGCTGTGTCGTTGGCGGTGGCTACTCCGATGCCGAGGAACACTTCGACGTCGTCAGCGTCAATCCACGTGGGTTCCTCGACCAGGACGGCGGTCACCGACGTGGTGGCGATGTCTTCCTGGTTGTTCACCGGATATTGGACGGTGGTGACACCAACTGCTGTGAGTTGGTGATGGCCGTCAAGCTTGGGGTAGCCGGTGCCGTAGACGTGAACGGTTTCGCCCACCACCAAGCCGGTCACCGACGCGACGGTCAGCGTGACGACGTCGTCGGTGCACGCTACGGCGGTTACGGCTATGGACATGGTGGTGGGCTAACCGTTGGGGGTGGGGATCAGGCGAACGTGGCGTCTGGGCCGAGGATGCGGATCATGTTGACGTCGACGACGTGGGCGGCGAAGTAGCCGCGCACGGCGATGGTGACGCCGAGCGTGCCAACGGACTCGTCACGGATGAAGCCCTTGTAGGACTCGTAGCACTCGATGCCTCGAGTGTTGATGAGCCAGTAGTACTCGTTGGCTTCCTGGTTGCCGATGGCCTGGGTGCCGATCTGGTTGGACACGACGAGCTGCAAACCGAGCGGGTTGCCGTTGTAAGCGGTCACACCGCCGGGCAGGGTACCGATGCCGGTCATGGGGGCGACCTGTGGGAACACGGGCCGGCCTTGACCGTCGACCAGGGCACCGAGCTTGGCCCACATGCCGGG